CACATAAGTTGATATTTATTTTTTAATTTATGATATTCAGGAACCACTTGGGTAAATGAACCAGCTTTACTTTCTTTGGTTGAAATTAAACTCATTGGCATTTCAATTCCATTAGTTGAATTGATAACAACTGAGCTCGATTCAACTGGTGCTACCGCCATCTGAGTTGCGTTGCGTACGCCATACTTTTTCATATTGGCACGTAAAGTTTCCCAATCAAGCTCTGGTGCAAAATTTGCAAGTTCATTCACGCCTTCAGCGCGTAATTCCCATGGGAAAAATCCTTGTCCATACCGCGTTTTATCACTATGAAGACATGCACCACGTTCTTTAGCAAGTTCTACGCTAGCTTCTGTCAAGTAATATGCTTGATGTTCCATGAAAGATTTTACTTCCTGTAATGCCTCTGCTGTTCCATATTTTAATCCGCGTTTTGCATGCCAGTATGCTAAATTAGTAACACCGATACCCAGCGGCCGTATAAAGTCATTCGACAATTTGCTATGAATACTCAAAAAATCTTGGTAATCAAGTATATTGTTAAGAGAGCGATGAAGTATGCGACACGCCCGACGCATGTCTTCTGGGTGTCTAAAGCTGCCCCAATTTATACTACCAAGTGTACACAGCGCAATTTGCGGTACTTTTCTAATGCATTCCTTTTTAATTACTTTCATTTTTATCCTTAAATAATTTACAGTTATAGAAATGCCAGCGCTTCATTTGGCTTATTCCGCCTACATTTTTGCAATGCGGACATTCTATTCTTTCGCGTGGACCTTTAAGGTTATTTTTATGTTCCTGTGTCTTCGGTTTTCTCATATTCTTTTTATGTTGTTCAGATTTTGGAATTCCTCTTGTTGCTGCTGAGATAGATTTTGCCATCTTTTCTAAAGATTCTGTGGATAATTTTCTACCAGTTGCTGATTTTATTCTTTCAGATTTTAACTGATTTGCTTTTTCTATCCCATACATTTCTTCATAAGTTTTTCCTTTTGCGACGGATTTTTTACCCCACATTGGATTATTAGGACCACGCTGGTTTCTTGATGCCATAGCTTTTATATAGTTTTCACACATGGAAGTATCGCCACCATCACCGCTTTCAATTCTTTTATTCGCCCATTTGCATGACTCAACTATATTATTCTCTATAGAAAACTTTATCGCATCTTCAATTAATTTGTTTTCATCAGTATATGGTTTATTATCATTCAACAATTCTGTAGAAATATCATAGCCATATGTTTTTAAGTGTTTTAACCAATCAATTCCACTACCAAAATATGCATATGGATCTTGTGATGTTTTTCCAAAATATTTTAAACCTGTTTTATTGTGTATTTTTATGTATAGATATGCTGGTTTATAAATTTTCATAATAATAAATCCCGTATATCATCTTCTTCGGTTAACTCTCTAACTTTCTTTTTATCTCCATTAGCCAATAAAACTTTATGTTGTCCCGGCAATGTTAATTCTTGTCCATTATCAAGTGTTAATTTAAATTCACCTTCATCATCTAGGGATTTAAACGGAACTGTTGGCAACAGGATCTCGAGACAGAGGTTACTTTGGTAAATTGGATGATGCTTACCGTCAAATGGACCTTGTTTTAGAACGTTATCAATAAAGACCAGGTAAATGCGACCAGTATCTGTGCGCTCTTTTAAAATGCCACTTTTGAAAACTTCTTCAGCAGAAATAACTTTTTTGCGCAGTTTTGGATCTTGCTCATATTTCACATACAACGCTTCAAACTTATTCATATCAGAATAAAATGCTTCATATAAATCTGGCACTTCATTCGGATCAAAGAAAGTAATATCCTGTTTATTCTTGAAACGCCTGAAGAAAAATGCGCTCAATACTACGCCATAGTCCAAGTGTCTAACGCGAGTTTCATCAGTTCCTTGATTATTTTTTAAAACAATCAAATCATCAAACTGATAATGCCAGATTGGGTAAAACACGGTAGCTGACGCGTTGCGAATTCCGCCTTGGCTGCATGACCGTAAGTCGCCAAACCATTTTTTCAAAAATGGGATCATGCCAGTATGCATAACCTCGCCACCACGAATTGGTGAACCGAGCGGCCGTAGCCTTCCGATTTCAAGTCCAATTCCTGCTCGCTTGGCAGCGTATTTTGCCATCATCTCGCCAGAAGCAAAGATAGAATCAAGGTCATCATCACTGCGAATAAGAACACAACTACTGAACTGTTTAGTAGGGGTACCAAGCCCGGCAAGAACCGGTGTAGCCAGCGTGAAAAGACCATCACTGGCCGCAGTATAATATTCTTTGATATAACGCATTCTGGCGTTATTTGGCTCTTCTTTATGCATGACAGTTGCAGCTGCAACCATGTAACGAACTTGAGGAGTTTCATAGATTTCCTTTGTGGCGCGATTACGAACAAGATATTTTTCAATTAATTGTTCAATTGCCGCATAGCTATATTGTTCATCCTTACTATGATCTATGATTTCATCCATCTTATTCCAATCATCTTCTGAATACCATTCAAGAAGTTCAGAAGTGTATAGCCCAGCAGCAATATTTTTCTTTACGATTTCAAATAAACGCGGAGGATCATACTGCCCATAAACGTCTTTACGTAGCATGCTGAGACGTTGTTTGCCTGCAACATATTGATAATTCGTGTGGCCGATGTCTGGATTAGCTTCAACATCGATAAGATCGACAATTGCTCGAAGAGTAATTTCATCAATCTCACGTGTTGTAATTTTGTCGTAGAAATGTGGTTGAGCTTTTATTTCAATCATGCTCTGGCTCACATCCGCTACGCCATTACACACATTTGCGATTTGATTTTGCCATTTTTCAATGGTCAATGGCTCTTTGAGACCATTTCTTTTGATAACGTTTATGGTATTCATTTATAAAGTAATTAAAGTTTAATATGAGAACTGCTGGTTATTTATTGTGGCCGGCGTAAAGGGATCTCAGAATATTATAACCTATCAAGATCTGCCAACTTAAGTTGTAATTCAACAACCATGGCATATGCAATGGCGTGAGATTTTTTAAATGAGTAACCAGTTTCTTCTTTGGCATAAAGCAATTTTCTGGCCACATCTTTATTCTTAAGATATATTGGTAAGAGATCAGATTTGCCAGGCCGGATAAGAGCCAAAGCATCAGCTAATTCTAAAGTCGAAGCTGGTTTTAATTTTTTCAAAAGTTCCCCATGTTTTGAAAGCTGGAATAATTTTTCAACTACCGATGGCAAAAGTAATAACTGCCACGGCGTTGACTGCTTTGTCATATCTTCAATTTCTTTTCTATTTTTAAAATGATCGTAAACACGAAGATGCAAAAAGTCAATTTTAGTATATCCTAAGTCTTCAGCAGTATCATAAGGAATAGCTGCCAAATTTGTCATAATATCAACCGGCATTTCTTGAAAGTAAACGCCGCACGGGTGTGGTGTAATTTTTGTGCCATCAAAAATACTTGCCTTAACAGTATTTGAAAATATTGTCGCCGCAATAAATTTTGATGGGGTATCAATATCAATATCCATTTAAATTCCTAATTCTTTTAACCAACCAGTTATTTCAATTATGGCTTCAGGATCTTCAGACATCCGGTCTTGCCAGTAGGTAGCATTAATAACTTGATGAAGTGCATGAGTATCATTTTCATCAAGCTCACAATACATTTTCTCAAACTTAGATGATCGCAATAAAATAACCGGTGATATTTTCTTAGCTCTAATTAATGAGATGATTTCTCTAATTCCGAGTGCTGGCAATATTTCTTCAATCTGAATATCTTTTTGTGCAGCCAAATTATCCAAAAACTGGATTGTACGTAATGCTGAAGTTTTAAGATCTTCCTTATTTAAGGCGTCAAGATAAAGCTTATACGCGCTTTCACTTCTCCAAAGAGATGGGGCCCAATCTTTTCGAACCATTAAATTTATAAACATTTCCAAATCCGAAAGTTTAACTTTCCGCGCTTGTTCTGAAAATTTAATAATTGGGGTGAAATATCTGGAACCAATAAAAGCTTCATGACTTGGCTGTTTACGGCCCTTTAATTTAAACCACAGCCTATATGACTCATATGCCATTTGTCCAAGTGGGGTTCTCAATGTATCGATTTTCTTTTTTACTTCACAGGTTTCACGGTGTGTTTCAAACGATCTTTCAGACGACAACACTTTCGCACAAAATTCACATTTCCATGTTGTGCTAAATTTATTCTTTCGTGAATGTGTTGCTGTATCAGATGGTTGCATTACACTCCTTCCTCAATTTTTCAATTTCATCTTTTTGATAACCTAGCTCAGCAGCTAGTTCCAAATAATCTTCTGCTTTCAGCAGTTCCAATTGCTGCTTAGCTTCTTTACTCGATAGCCCATAGTATCTGTTAAGTATTTTAAACCTTTCTTCTGTCTTAGCTGCTTTTGAATTAGCTTTTAACCACTGATACCTTTTTTGTTTACGAGTAGTTGCGACAACCAATAGCTTTGATAAAAGGCTTGGGTGTTTGCCAAGATTGAACACGTGTTCATTAACCAAATTATTCAACAGCACAATCTGACACGCATCGTTTGTACCAGATAACCACCTCATGAAAATTAGGGCAGAAAATTGTTTCTTTTCTTCTGCTGTAAGTTTATCATAGAAGTCATGCTCGCCAGCATTTATTTTTTCAAATAATGAAAAAATGTCTAGAGCACGTTTATTTTCCATTAATCACCTGATTGAGCTCAATGAATGCTGCAGCCATATTAATTTCGGGATCTGCGACCAAAGAGTGTTTATATAGATAGTTTGCGATAATAACAATTGCTTCTTCTTGCACAGCAACATCATTACTGAGAATATTAACATTATTATAAAGAAACGTATAAACATCTTCAAGTTCATCACGAGTTGCCTGTGAACATACGAGTTTTCGTGCTTCACGAATATTTGATTCTTTCAAAAGATCAATGAGCTGCAATTTAAAATCCGCAACTTCAGTTGAAGTATTCGTTGCTTGTAAAACTCCATCAATCGTGTTTTGTTGAAGCAGCACGATTATTTTACGAATATCTGGATAACCAGCTGAAATATATTTTGTTAAAACGTCAACATCATACGTGACACCTTCAGCATCAAGAATATCAGCTGCGCGAATAATCACATCATCATGCTCTGGTGCAGAAAAATGAAAGTGCTGCATTCTTGATTTGAGTGCTGGCATGATTTTATTCTCATAATTGCAGGTACAAATAAATCTGCAATTGGCCGAATAGTCTTCCAAAATAGAACGCAATAACGCTTGAGCCACCGGAAGAAGTTGATCCATTTCTTCAAGCTGGACAATTTTAATTTTGCCCATGGCATATGTCTGCGCAAATGAGATAACTTTTTCACGCAGTGATTCTGTTTTCTCATCAGACGCATTAATCCTAAGAACATCAATTGGGTCAATTCCTAGCTCATTGACCAGAATTCCGGACAGTGATGTTTTTCCTGAA